TCGCTTTTTAGACAATCGATTGAATGTCACGCGAGGCATAGTTTCCCTATACATTTTTTTTAGTCGTCATGTATAGGCAAATTGCTCATGGGTTGTATAATAAATTCCTGTCGTCATGGGATGCTCCATATATATACACAGTGTCAAAACGGGCTTGTCGGCCCTTTGGTAATCTAAATGGAGCAGGGCCTGTCAGCTGTGAAAGATGATGGATACTCATGTTCAGAAGTGGCTGAAATATAAATATTGCGGAATGCGCGTCGTATCCGTCCCAAAAGCGGTGATCCGCAGGAACACGGTAGACACCGGCTGGAACCTCGTCAAACGAGTTAACATAAATGACTTCACGTGGGGCCGTAGGACGTTCAGGCTCAATGTATTTCATCAGTAGCTCAGCACTCCTAACGCTCTGATAGTTTGCTCCGTCCATTTGTGCACATTCTGTTACCGTAGCACCAGTCTTTATGGCATCATGCTGCTCACGAAAGATGTTCCGCTTGCCCTGGTGTCGGTTGTCGATTTTCACCAGAGTGATGGAATCGTGCTTTCGTAAGTACATATCGCACTTAGTACATACACTCGGTTCAAAATGCACATCGGGTGGCAGAATCTTCTTCAAGGCGTCAAAGCGAATTTTGCGAGTGAATCGGATACGTCCTTGTCCATGCGGCCGTTGAGTGTCTGGACACACTTCATGGGCTATCTCAAGAGTCTTGATAGAGTCTCCCAGTCCAGTCCAAAAGTCCATGCGCTGCTTTGCAGGGGCATTAAGGTCACTGGCGTCACTATACTCCATAAGTGGCTGGTAGGGCACTACATAGTCCGTAAAGTCCCAGCACTCATGAGGCTTGTGCATCTGAGCGTCTTTCTCAGGATCGGTTGAGAAAACCTTCTTAGGGCGTCCGCGCTTTTTGGGCGCAGGTGTCGTCATCTTTATTGTACCAAAAGATTTTATTTGCTCGTCCGTCGAGACTTTAGGCAAATCCTAATGGGACGAGAAGGGCCGCTGAGGGCACTTGGCTGGCCAAAAATCCTGCGGAGTTTTTGTCCAGGAGGTCGGGTAAGGTAATACTAGTACCCGACCTCTTTACCTTGGTGTCGGTGCTGCGCACGCACCAAGCACCTGCAGTGGGCATGCCTCCGGCGGCAATTGCATTGAGCTAGATCTTCCGCCTTCGGCGGTTTCGCTACGCTCAACAACTATGACGAATTATAACAGGTATACATAGCATCCCAATCAACACGGGGAGGATCGTCATCAGGTTCAGGTGATCGTCCTTTAAAAAAAGTAACTATATAAAGTCGCTGACTTGGCGTCAATTGATCTGAATTCATATCTTTCCACGCAGTACCAAGTGGCTGACGAAGCCGATAATTCAAATTCATATTAAGTTGGCCCTTAGCCCAAGTAGTATTTGGATTACCAGCAAAAGTAGAAGAAGCTACTTCAGCAGGGGGCTGCATCCAAGTATTGCTCATTAAGGACAAATGACGCACATAATGACACTTAAACACCGCTGGATTGAGACGCGGGTTGTAATTTTGGTCACTATAAATGTAATCCTGTTGAGGTATAAGAGTATTCTGACTAACGATACGGTTAGCAGCATCCTTACGTAGACTAACTACAAAAGTAGTCATCTGGCACCATTCAGACATGCCAAGAGTATAACGCAAATTAACTTGCATACGTTTAACTAAAGTTGATGATGCCACTATTGTATTAGGATCTTGCCGAAGAACGGGATTCCACAGAACTGGTGACATTAACTCATCAACTAGAATATTAAAGTAATTACCAGGTGGTATATCACTTAAAAACGGTGCATAGGCATTAGTATATTGAAAATCAGTATACACTGGGGGAGGAATAAGGCGACGTACTGCCTTAATCGCATACGCATTAGACTTAATAAGAGAACGATTCGTTGAAACCGTTTTTTTTGCATACTTAGCGCGAGTAATCACACCAGTACGCCGCTTACGCGTTGTTGCTCGCTTTTTAGACAATCGATTGAATGTCACGCGAGGCATAGTTTCCCTATACATTTTTTTTAGTCGTCATGTATAGGCAAATTGCTCATGGGTTGTATAATAAATTCCTGTCGTCATGGGATGCTCCATATATATACACAGTGT